CGCCCGCCGGTGCAATAAAACGTCGCCGCAAGGGTTCCTGTCACAGGTTCTCCGATTCCCCCAGCCTTCAAGCTGCTCGATGGCCAAACAAACAGACCCCAAGCACCTCCGGCAGAAACGGTACTGCTAATTGTTCCTGCTGCCCAACCGGCGAGACCGGCAGAACTAGCATCAGTGGACTGTTCTCCCAAAAGACGAAGGTAAGTAACAGGAGAATTATTTCTAAGCCATGCTTGAGCGGCGTAAGCGCCGTAGGTAGGTCCCGTGACACTTCCTCCACGCCACACATCGCCGCCTGCGCCGCCTGCAACTGGCTCGCCAAAGGTCTCAACAAAGTCAGAAAAGGAACTTACTGTAACTGGGGTCATCCCCGGTCCCTTGCTGGCTCTGCCTATAACTACAGGGCCAACAGCCGCTGGTGTTGCGGGAAGTTGTGAGTTGTCTATTTCGTCAACAAAAACCCCTGGGGAAATGAACTTGAATTTTTTAGAAGAGTCGCTCGCCATTTATTTACTTTCTCCTCGCTTTGAAGTCTGGTATATCGTCACACAAATAAGGATTTGCGCTACTATTAAATAGTAACACAAATATTGAAACTCCCTTGAAATACTAAGAGCGATATTTATCTTTTCTTCCTTGGTGATATTCAATCTCATCACCAAGTATGACACGCTCTCTTTGGAATTGAATTTTTGCAGCCGACTGTCGTCGTACTACGTTCGGAGTCTTTTGGTTTTTGTCGGCCCCTATAAGATACCCAAGTACATTAAAAGTTATGTTTGTTTTAAAAATTCTTTCCGAAGTCTCAAGTCCAGAAGAATTATTTTCAAAAGAATATTCCGGGGTTATAAAAGCTTCATAATGATTTTTATTATGACTTATTTTAAAGGCGCTAGGAGTTGATGTTGTGGTTGCAAAAGCGGATAGAATCTGATTCATCTGTTGCTGGTATTCTGCCACAATAGATATCGTATAGTTAACCTCAACAAACGTTGGCATTGGCACAGACAGTGTTTCATAGACAATGTTTTTATTTTCATTGGGAAAAGTCTGGTAGTTTTTTACTATGCCCCCCGGAGATTTTCGTATCGTATTTGCGTTAGCAAAGTTTTTTGTCTTATCCTGATGCACCACTCTTGCTATCTCTATCGACCCACCTCGGTTATAATAATCAAAATATGGAGGTATATGCACGCCATATCGGCCTTTTTTCGTAGGATCACTGACCAATGAATTTTTCATTATTGAAATTATAGGGTAAATTAAAGTCCTACCATTGGGTCTCAAAGTCGGGTCGTTTTTTATTTGAAATGCACGCTCAGGAACAGAATATATAACAGGAACTTTCTTAAATCCTTCGTTTGTTTCTGCAAAAATATCAAGGTTTTCATTTATGTACTCATATAAAGCAAAATCTATATCTTCCAGCGTTGATGGAGTCATAGGGTATACTGAATATGGTTGCACTCCTGGCGTTTTTGTTCTAATTGGCATCAAAGAGTCCTCTTCTTGCTTGCTTGGCCACCAAAGTTACCTCCAAAGAGGTGTTGTCAGCAAATGCACTGTCTTGTCCAAACAGGTAACGTGGCTCAAAGATATCTACAATTTCAAAATACATCTCATCGTATTGAATAAAGTCTCCCAGTCGAGCAAACAAATTTTGATCTTCAGTAAGGCGGCGCTTGTGAAGATGTATGTTCAAATTGTATAAATTATCAAAACCATATTTTTCTTGAACCCTATCCGAGCCGGCATACTCAACAAGTCCATATACTCTTACTGGTTGCAAGAAAGATTTTCTGATAGCTTCACCGTAGAGAGAATGATAATCCGTTCTTTCAACATCTATTGGGTAATACAGAATTTGTTCCCCAACAATTTTCTCAATGATCTCATCATTGATTTGTTTTACGAAATTACGTTCTGCTTTTCCAACAAAAAGCGGAGGGGGTGGCTGTACCGGCTGGGTCCATTTATTGTTTGCCATTTATTTAGCCTACATATATGCCGTGAGGAATTGTTTTTAGCGTCTCGTTTACACTGGCTTGTAGTGCCGCATCACCTTCCGCTAGCTTTCCATAGACCAACTCATCAAGGACGGCCTTAAGTTCCTCTCTAAGTGCTGACTGTTCTTCTTTAGCTTCAGAGATCAGAGCGGGTCCGTTAAGAGTTACGTCGTTTCCGGGGATTGGAATGCTACCCAGCTTTGATCTTACCTGTCCTAAAGTTTCTTTGCACAAAGAAAGAGAAAATCTCCTTATCCACTGCTTCCCTATACTGTTAATTTTATCATAGGGCAAATTCGGGAAAGGCAATGTGTTCATGTTATTTACCCCGTCGGCCCCATATTTTCTATCTGCCTTTTCGGTAAATGCATCTTCCGATACTCTAAAGTCTACCCAGAACTTAGACGGATTCTCGCCGCTAGGAGTAGGAAAGATCCTAAGTTTATTATCATTAATCCTAAATGAATAATGTGATGCTCTCACGTTCATGTCTTCTTCATATGCATAGGCTTGAAGAACGTTTTGCCACGCTGGGACTAGCGTAAACATAGTGTCGTCGGCATATTGTCCATACGTTGACAAATTTCCAACAGCGCCGACGGGGTAAGAACCACCGAAGAATCTCCATGCGGCCTGGGCTGTTTTATAATAAACTTTCTGAATTGTTATTGCGCTGGTTCCTACAGATCCTGTAAATGCTGCGCCTGCGCCGGTTCCATCGATGGATGCGCTATAAATTATATCCTGTAGGTCATAATCTTGAACATCTTTTTCGGCTGTAAAGGACGCTGAAAATATTGTTTGGCTTGCTCCGACGGACGCATGAAGTCCTGCCCCCCGTCCAATATGAGTGGCATACCCAAGTTGAAATCTGGGAAACTTTAAATTTGCCTTTGTACTGTACGATCCACTCAGTTCTCCGTCTTGGTCAAAAGAACCAGTAGAGTTCCCTAGGAAATCAGATAAAACATTTTTAGCTTGATGGGTGTTTATTAAATAAGAATACTCTAGGACCGCTTCTTCATAAGCGTTGTAGACGTTTGCAGTAGTTATTTCTAAATCTAGTACATTTCCCCCGAGTTTATTATACACATAGGCTACTTGATCAACTGCGCCGCTTACAAAATTAGCAGAAGTATAAACTCCATATGCCAAAGAGGTTAAAACTTGAGAACTACTTCCGGTAGAAGTTAAAACAATGGCGCTATTGGTACTTTTTGGAGATAGGTCAATTGGCATTTAAATATTTTCCTAGAATGTTGTGGTGTAACTGCAATAATAGTAAATAGTTTTCTCTTATATACTTAGGCTTATAAAAACAGAAAACCTCGCCACATGGACGAGGTTTCCTGCATTGTTATTCAATCTAGCAAGCTAGACTAACAATCTGGTTAGTTATTAACCAACCAAATCAGCCACAACAACAAGTCCGTACATATCTGGACGCACCATTTGCTTGGCATAACGAGTCATCACGCCCTTGCGGGGCACGAAGTCTTCGACACCAAAGATGGTGGGTGTCACTTGCAGTGGCACATACGGAGCGTAAACATAGCCGCTTTCTAAGAAGCTGCTTCCCTTACGTCCGACCAGAAGAAGGTTACGGGTGAAGTAAGGATCAACATAAATGTCCATCTTGCGGCTCAAAGAACCAACATTGACGGCACCCCAGGAGCCCTTATCTTCGTCAGAGGCGATATTCGCCTTAAACCCACTTGTGAACTCAAGCAACGAAGCCACCTCAGGAGAGCAAACCACGAAGTTTGCGCCACCACGAAGAGTCTTGCGATGAATACGAGCACTCAAGTCATTAATGGCTTCGAGAAGAGTCTCGTACCATTCACTAACCGTACCTGTGAAGTCGGGAGCCAGACTTGTAGTAACGTCTGCACCGGTTTCACGATTCAAGAACCTACCAGGGCGACGAGACCAGTACAGAGTACCACCCTTAGCGCCACCNACGAGATCATTCAGAATCTCTTGGTCGATTTCAAGAGCAATCTGCTCCGAAAGAATGCTTGTAAGCTCAACTTCAGCGTCGAGGTTATGATAAGCATTCAAGTCTTGAGCAAGCTCAGGACTCCACTTGGCCTTGAGCTTCTTGGTGACGGCTGTCACGGCGATGCTCTGGACCTTAATGTCTATCTCGGGGATAGCCGGCGATGTTTC